CATACTCAAAAGTAGGCATATTCTCTTGACTCCAACCGTTGAGCGCGTATAATTGCACTAGCAGGTCGTTGTTGAGAACGTCGCGGATTTCATTCAGTCGGTGTTCAACTGCCATCGCACACAGGTTAGTCTTCGTATCTTTGATAGAGAACGTTCCTTGCATGTCGGGGCTAGCCGTGATAACATCAACAGACAGCGCTACGAGGATGTCAGCTTGAAGCTGCTTAATAATTGCGGGAAGGTCAAACTTGCTGCTGCCCTTAGCTTCCAACAGCTTGAAGTCAAACAGGGGCAGTTTTGAGTCTTGATCATACATGAGCGGCATAACAATGCCGCGCTGGGTTCCGTTCGCTACGTTGGCAACGAGCTGTTGATAAGCTAGGTAGGCCAACTTGTCTTCTGGAGATGCGTTGTCTTCCATCATCTTCGGAGGTAGCGACACAATAGGGATCGCAGCTAAATCTTTTGATACACCGAGCATCAATTGATCCTTGAGCATCGTTAGCTGCTTGTAAGGCAGGTATACACTCTTCAGAATCGACTTACCCTCGGGATTGCCTTTTACGCTATCAGCGGAGAAAAGCAAAAACTTGTTACGGTCAATCGTAAGCATCCCATCTTTGTTATCGGTTAGTCCTTGATAACGAGCGCCGTTTTCCATATTACGCAGGCTTTGGCCTACGCTCAATAGTTCGCGCCCATCTTCAGAGAAGTTCCAATGGCGAATGGTGTCTTGCGAACGTGGAGCAATCTTGCGAAGCCCTACATATCCGTCGTTAAACTTGCTACCGTTACGCTTGAGGCGGCGACGGAAGACTTTTTCTTGTACTGAGAAGCCGTAATCGAGATACGTAACGACTTCAGAGATAAATTGGTTCCATGTTCCTTCCATGTCGGACATGCAGCTTTCAATAAACGCAGCGCGCTTATGGTCAACTTCTGTACCGTTGGCAGGAGGTCGTACAGTCCAGTCAACCCGCGTAATCATCATTCGATAAACGTTGAGTGCTGCTGATACGGTTGGATCGGTTCGCATCTCGTTGACTGTCTTCAGAAACTGCGGATACCGGAAGGCCCGGTTCGCTTCTTCAATGATGACGCCGTTAGTGGTGCGCAAACCAGAGAATCCAGTTTCTCCCAGGCTGATGCGTGGGATCACTGTGCCAGAGTCGGCTGCTAGGCCAGCGCTGCCATCAGCTTTAGGCTTTTTAGCTGCCATAATACTCCTTCTGTTTTGTTATGGACGAATTATACAACACTTTTCCTTACTTGTCAACTTAGGGCTTGACAAGCAGGTAGTGTACGTAGTAGGAAGTGTTAAATCCGTGGGATTGGACTCGGCATTGACATATCGGGAACAGAAAAGCTCGGGATGGTTGTCTGCTTAGCAAGTGTGTTGAACGCATCTGCCGTTGAGTCAACCTGATCGTCTTTCAAGTTTCGGGTTCCGTCAAAGTACTCCAGCTCAGTAAGGAAGGCTTCGTTCCAGTCTCCACGAACCATCGTCACACAGCCGGATTCAGCCAGTGTGCAGAATGGCAGGAAGCGCTGCATCTTGCTTGAGTGTCCCGAGATAGCGACTCCACGCACGCTCATGCCAGCTTCAGCAAAGGCCCGGAGGAAGAACATTGAGGCTGCTTTACCACCGCCATTATCCTTCGGGAACGTTACTTGAATGTCACGGCCATCAACGTTACATGAGATTTCGATAATCTCCTTGATAACGCCGTCAGTCAGCTTGCGGAAGCGTTTCACGTCTTCGATGCAGTAGGTTCCGAACTTAGTACGGCTCATTAGCGTGCCGGATGTCCAGTCGGGGTTCGGATACGTTTCGCTCGGTACGGAGTGGGCAACGTCCCACGAACGGACCTTCTGTGCTGGATTGACTGGCGGATGATCTACGATCTTAATCCAATCCCGGTTAAAGACGCTTGCGCCCTCTGGTACAGCTGTCCACGAACCGTGCAAGAAACGAAGCTGTGATACGCGAGTACCAGACAGCAGGTTAGCAAGGTAGTCCGGGTTGTTTTTCAACAGAACCGGGTTTGAGTAGATATCCATCGGAATGAACCGGAACGACGTTGGACGGTATGTTACTTTGCCCTTCGCTGGATCGCGGTTGAGTCCGTGGCCGTGTTCCTCGAACAAAGCATCTACTGTGTCGCCCCATAGAACTTTACCGTCGCGCACAATGAACCAGCGCGTGATGTCTTCTGTGTTTGGCTTCGGTACACCGTATTCGTCAAGGCAGTATTCTACGAATGGGTATAGCCAACTGTTCCGATCCGGGTTACACGTAATCGTCATCGACAGCTTGCCCTTGTAGCGAGCGCCACGCAAACGTTCTTTCAACGCCAGGATGTCAGCTAGTTGGAATTCTGCCCCTTCATCGACAATGATGTTCGTGGCCTGCCAACCCTGTACCTCTTTAATGTTCGTCGGCATCGCGCAGAACTTGATGATCGCTCCGTTTGGAAAGCGCCACTCAAGCGGCTGTACGCGCCACTCAGCCCCAAACTGAGGATAGATATACTGCGACTCATCTACAAGTCCACCAATGGCCTTAATAGCCGGGTAGGAGAGGCGAACGATTAGAACCTTAGCCGCTGGGTCATCGCAGAACTTGAGCGCCTTCAACAGCGCTAAATAGGTCTTGCCGCCGCCAGCACCGCCGCCGACTAGCAGCATGCTTGTGTCGTCATCCATCAATACTTCACGCTGCTTTACAGAGCATGGCCCTAGAACGACTTGTTCGTCTTCCGGGTCTTCATAGTAGGCGTCTTCAACTGCTTGTGCGCCTGCGTTTTTGTTCATGTGTTTTCCTTATTCTGAAATGCAAAAAGCCCCGTAATCAATTAAGATCACGAGGCTCTAAATAGTGTCATAGTGGCTACCAACCGATGCCCTACAAACCGATACCCCTTGCTGAATATCCTCTCCATCCTTCGGAAGCCACTCCACGCACGGCGAATTAGGCCAAAACGGTGTGCTTCCTAACCACTGGCGGCGTTGCACCGTCAGGCTGGGTTCTTCGGGCTACTGCCCTTACTCCAGAATTATAGCACCCTTTAGGAAACTTGTCAAGGTTACTTAGTGATGTCCTGAGAGAACGAGTACACGCCCTTAACAAGCGTTACGACTTGACCGAATGAATCTGTCATTTGAACGTCGTAGTAGAACATTCCAACTCGATCAACTTGCGCGAGTGTAGGAGTGAAACTTACTTTGCCGCTGGAAGGGTTGTCCCACGTCCCGGCTAGTTGGTAGAGTTGCGTGGTTGTATCTACGGGGTTCTTCAGCGTGTTGAGCGTTAGAACGAAGGTGCAACCTGTTAGGTTGGTTGCCTCTCCCGTGCCGACTGTTGTTACGGTGAAGACATCTGGGATGGTGTCTCCACGCGTGCGTTCGATTTGCATGTAGGTTCCTTAGTTGATGGATACGGTGTATGGTTTTGGTAGCAGCGCAATTTCATACGGCGCGCTGGCGATGGCAATAGCATAAGGCGCGAACATCAACGTGAGATTGAACTTGTCGCCTACTGCTGTGTAATGCACTCCGCCTTGCGTTACACCAGATACCGTGGAACTTCCGCTAGAGGCTCCAACTGTGCTAGCAATCAGCGCAGCTACAGCATCAACCGTACTCGCACCTACGGAAAATCCGCTAGTTTGGAACACGATCACGACTACGCTCTGAGCCGTTGAGCTGCCAACACTACTTCCACTTGTGCCGATGAGCTTGCTGGTCGCGCCAGATGTTGCAGACATTCCGGCGCTTGAGCCTGTGGTAGCAACAATGGTTACAGTCGATCCAGAGGCCGTAGAAGCCCCTCCAGCGGTTCCAACAGTCTGACCGATAGTCTGGGACTGCCCAGCCACGGTTGAGCTACCTGAGGCCGTTCCTTGCGTTGTGACGGCTCCGCCAACGACTTGACCGTCCGCCCCGGTTCCAGCCACCGTAGAAATACCGGCAGATGATCCGCTGACTTGCCAAATACTTGTTGATGTACCCGACACGGTAGCCAAGCCAGAGCTTGACCCGTTAGTGGTTTTGATTGTTACGCTGCTGCCACCTGTCGATGAACTTCCGCTTGATGCTCCGGTAGTTTGAATAACTGTAACGGTTGTACCAGACGTGGTGCTTGAGCCGGAACTACTTCCTCCAACGGAGAACACAGTTCGAGTTACAGCGCCTACAACAGAGACGCCGGTTGACGACCCGTACGCTTCCGCTACCGCTCGCGCTGTGGCTGTTAGTGTGGATGATCCAGAGCTTGAACCACTGGTACTAACAATCCCAGTCGTCACTACGACGGCTTCGATTGGAAGAAGACCTAGTTCGCTCTGGAAGCCTGAAAGGATGTAGTAGCGGCTATCTTTCATGCTTCAACAATCCCGACGCGGCCCGACAGGTTCCAGCCTCCCGTAGCACTGGAAGACGGATACCACAGCAACTGCAAATAAGCTCCCGGCATGACTTCCACAATGCCGCCGTGGAAAAGCATCTGTCGATAGCCTTGACGCTCTGCGTATGACCCTGTGTCTACCGGCATGTGACAAATTTTCTTCATCAGAGTGATCCCGATATTAACGTTGCTTGCTGAAGTTCCAGCGAGCGTGAAACTCTCTACTGAGCGGCAACCCGTATCACCGTCCGAGAGCATGAAAGGCGTACAGCTATCCGGCGAATTGTTGATGTTGGTAACGATGGCAATTGGTTGCGAAATCTTACCTGCAACTCCATCCTGATTCGTATATTTGATCGTGGCAGTTGTGTTAACGGTTCCCATGACTCCGTAGACTTCCAGAAAGGGAATTACGCCTTCACCACTGGTGTAGCGGGTCAGTGGGGCAGTTGGCAGATTCGTGGTTTGTTCTGTTGCGACGATGCAGCTAAGTCCTCCCATGTGTGACAGGCGGTCGTAGAGCATGGCGTTAAATCGCGTACCCGGCGCAGCTCCGCTGTAACCAGCAAACTCTGTCTCACAAAGCCAAAGCTGTTTGCTGCTTGTTAGTGGCACTGAGATGACAGCACCAACGCTAGCTGAAGTTAGTACTTCGGGCAGTGTTGGAGCCACCACACCCGGCATGTACCGGGCGTAAGAGCTTAGCCATCCGCCCAGCACCAAACCGATGTTACCAGCTTGGTACATATAGAGGTCTGACCGTACGCCGGTAGTGAGAGCAGCTTGCAGTGTTGAGAAATTAGAGATGGCTCCCATGTTACTTCTCCACTGCGTGATAGCTGAAGTCCAGGCGGGGGGCGGTCGCACTTCCTGCTACCCATCCAAGTGCTAGGCAAGCGTCATCTGGAATCGTCATCATCGACGGCACGCCAGAGAGTAGATCGCGGAAGCACGCTGTTGCTGGACCTTCCACGTAGCCACGCACAAGCGGACGCGCGATTGTAACGCCGTAGTCGCCTTGAACGTTTGTAGATAGTGGCACGGTAATAGTCTGCACGCTCTGCACACCTGTGTCTCCGTCCGCAAGAGGCAGACGAATCAAGCGAGCTTCTTCACGGGCGTTTGTTCCACCGAATACCACTGGCAGAGTGACCTTACCGGCTACGCCTGCTTGGTTCGTGTAGCTGGCAGTGAGTGTCGTCGCGGCCGTACCGATTAGCGCGTAAATCTCAATCCAGATTTGATTTCCAACGCCCGTTACATTGCGCGTCAGTGCTGCTGTGTTGACCGCCTGCGCGGCGGTGGACAGGCCCGATAGTCCGCGAGTATGCACCAGACGATCATACAGGATGAAACTCCCGCCCGATGTAGCTACTGCTTCCACACCTAAAAGCCAAAGCTCTTTTCCGGTTGTAGCATTGGTGTGGCGTAGTGCGCCTTGAGTGAGACGTGTAGGAGCTTCGCCCGGACCAATTGGCGGGTTAAGTCCGTTTGCACCTGTACTTTTGTTGTACTTCCACAGTGACGTGAACTGACCGGCAATGGTTGCTGTAGCTGGGCTTGCAGCTACGCGACTGTCGATGAATACGTTGTAGTGTTGCGCCGATCCATTAGTCAAGAGCGTGGCAAGGTTGGACAGGTCAGAGATTGCTGCCATATGGGATTCCTTTCGAGATGCGTTCAGCCCCGCCCGGCTCAGTAATCAACCCATACGTTTGCATAGACTGAAGACCGGCGAGCGTGCGAGCGTCACTGAGTTCAATTTGATCGTTAGGGGCGCGATTGACGCGATCCAGTTCGATCTGCACACCAATAGATAGCTGTGCGTAATCGGGGTTAGTATTACGTGACATCGCATAGATTCGTGCAAGGTCTGACGGCTTGAAGAGGTCCATAAACTGAAGCTTACTTACAAACCGTTTGTTCCCTGCGTATGGATGTGCTAGCATGTCTTCTTGAAGTCGTGCGCCTGTATCAGCGGACAGCGAGACGCCTAGCAAAGTCTCCAATTTAGCTACTGTTAGGATGTCTCCACCGGCTCGGCCAACTGTGAGCTGCCCGAGGATGCCCGTAAATGTTCCAATCTGGTAGTCCCAGAATACTTGAGCGCCGGATGGATCATGCATGTTAGTCCTCGACTACTAGGTTAGCGGCTGTGGTCAGGCGCGGGATAACGCCAACTGCGACGGCAACGTTAGGCGACAGCGTACCTTTCCAACGAATCTTGCCACCACCGGCAGCGTCGTCGCCAATGCTGAAGTGCGTCAGTGCTGCTCCAGGGTTGGCTGTGCAAGTAGGGAAGTCAAGGTTAGCTACGAGGTTGACAGAGTTACCTGCAACGGTGAATCCAGCAGACGTACGGACGACAGCCATACGTGTGTAGCCTGTGTAAGCTGCCTCACTCGTGTTCTGTACGCCAGCTTCGCCGGGATCGGCGGTGTGCATAGCGATGTAGAAGTTACCCGCTACCGTTGAGCCGCGAAGGCCAGTTGTGTCACCGATGCCAGCAGAGCTAACATTGTTGAACGCTAGCAGCAGGAATTCATTTTCCCATGTGTTACTTTTTGACATATTGTGTCCTTAATAGTGGAGTGTAGAAACGACAAAAGCCCTACCGAAGTAGAGCAATTGAAATGGCATACCCAGAATCGAATCGAACGTTCCCAGAAAGGGTTGGAACCTCTCTCGCCAC